CAGGATTACCTGTTCCTCCACTAATAAATTTAATTGACGCACTATCAAAGCTAGTTGCCTCATTACTAATTAATAATTGAGGGCTACCTTCAGGCTCAGCTATTTCCAGTTTCGCATCAGGGGTATCTGTACCAATTCCTACGTTGCCGTCGGAGTCGATTGCTACGGGAGATTGACCTATAGAGCCAGCAGATGTGCCGGGATCTTTTAGTAATAATGTTCCTGTTTCTGCGTCTAGCTGTATGTCTGTATAATAATTCTGCCCCAAAGATGATTGACCTTGAAGTCGAACTATAGGGCTTATCTCGGTTTCAATATTCCCTACTCGCATATGCAAGTTGTTTACTGTCTTAACTTCTAACTTAGCACCAGGACTGTCCGTACCAATTCCTACGTTGCCGTCGGCGATGAAATTCTGGTTGCATCTCCATGCGTCCGCGGTATTAGACCACAGAATTGTTTTGTCGGTGTCCCCCTTTAATATTATACCTCCGTTATCCGCGGTTGAATCTGTCGGGGTCCCGGTTGATAAGGCGCCGAGTATGATCTGGTGATCCTCAACCGTTAAGGTCTGAGTGTTTACCGTTGTTGTTGTCCCACTGACATTAAGATCTCCAGTAATTATAGCATCTCCGGAGACTTCTAACTTAGCGCTTGGACTATCCGTACCAATTCCTACGTTGCCGTCGGAGTCGATGCGCATGCGTTCTACAATATTAGTGTTATCGTCTGGGTTGCGTAAAGAAAAAGCAAGAGCACCAGCAGCATTCAGTTGATTAACAACACTAACTACTGCTTCGGCAGTACCGCTTGTACCTATATTTTGTATAAGTATTTTTGTTGAGCCTATACTGCTTGTTGTTTGTGTATTTCGCACAAAAAAATCAGGCGTTTCGGTTCTCGCATAGGTTGAAGCGTAATCCCCTCTTTCTTCAGTATTTTCTAAGTGTAACCGCACACCCGGATTATCCGTACCAATTCCTACGTTGCCGTCGGAGTCGATGCGCATACGTTCCGCTGTATTGGCAGCTGCATCATACCCCCAAAGAGCAAAAGATTCATCAGAATTATTGTAAACTAATCCAGCGTGAAATTTGCGAGCTTGGTCACCTAAATATAGACGTGCACTAGTTGTGTCACTACTTGTCACTGTTATAATTGACGCAGAACTAGCATTATTAACGTGCAACTCATCTACAGGACTATCCGTACCAATTCCTACGTTGCCGTCGGAGTCTATGACTAAGTCTGAACTAGTATTATTGATTAATCTCAACAAGTTGTTGTTACAATCTACATAACCTGAACCTTCTGAGTTTGTTAAAGTTAATCTTGCTGGGTTAGCACTTGTATTTTCAATAGTAGCACCCGAATCGTCAAAGCCTGCTTTAATATAAAGCTTATCTGTAGGACTATCCGTACCAATTCCTACGTTGCCGTCGGATTTTATATACATTTTGGATGTACCATCAGTTCTTTGAAAGTCAAGATTTCCAGCTCCTGTGGTCCATTCATTTTTAATATATATGCCAGTAGCAGAACTACCAATAAGCAACCTTGGGTTATTAGTGCCATCTGAAGTTCTTAACTTAACTATATCTCCAAATGAATCTGTTTGAACATCTAATTTCGCATCAGGACTATCCGTACCAATTCCAACCGCTGTCGTGCTGATAGCAAGTGCTGAGTTTGTACCTTCTCCGTCCTCTATGTATTTAGCGGTAGCGTCTACTCCGTTTGTAGCGTCGCCTATTTGTAATAAAGATTTGTAAGTATCTGCGGGTGTTTGATTTGATAAGTCTGCCATCGTAAAAGAGGGTTAGTTAAGTATTAATTATTAATTGATTGGCTAGGTTGACCATGTACGGCCATTTAATGCCGACCAGTTTGTATTTAAAGTATTCCAGGCTCCAGCGACAACGGGTGCGGCAGGGCATGGGTGAGAAGCGGGGAGATTTTGGGTTAAACCCCATTTATGAGCTAGGTAGCATTCGTATTGCTGAACCGTTTCGACATCATCGACATCTAAAAAAGCAAGCTCGTGCATTTTTAAATCGGAAAATGTGCTGGGGATAGATTCAACAGCCGCGTCAATAAACCGATTACTTGGTTTGTTTCCACCAATCCAGTCATCGTCAAAAGCGGCAGATATTACACCGGGAGTGAAATCAGGGCCTGCGGTCGTTAAATTGGTGCCTGTTGCTGATTCAACACCACCGTTTAATGAAAAGTTAAGGGTTCCATCAATGTAAGAGTAAGAAACGGTGATTATTGTAAGAGGTAATGGGTCTCCTACGGTTATAGGGCTTAGCTCGCCTCCGTTAAGAATAGGGGCGTAGAAGGTGTTGGTTAAGCCAGTCTGGTGGTGAGTTTCCACAAACATTAAGCATCGGAAAAAAGTGCCACCTATGTCTACCTGAAGCTGCGGAAATCTTTTATCTGAGCGGTTGCCGAGAGCGATAATTTTATGATTACGCTCTAACATATCAGAGGATACGACCATTAAAAGCGTACCTGTTGCGGGAAGCGCCTGATTTCGGGGTCTGCTTGCACCGGAGCCCAAGATGTTATTACCTGCAACATCCTGACCTAATACATTCGTGGGGTTAAAATGTAAATAATGAGGATCACCTGGAGCATCCTGGTCTAAGACAGGAGCACCCCGGAGGTTCCACGAACTGCCCGTGCCGTAGTCCAAACGCCAAAAGTCGGGGGTGGACGGGGCGGTGGTTATACCATTGCCCACAATATCAGTGAAACGGAAACCTGGCAGGCTTCCGTTGTAGTCAATATCGCCGTCGGTTCCTTGAGTAGAATAAGAGCCTTCAATATTAGACTCTATAAGGGAAGGCTCCCAGGAAAACGCAGGCCCGCCCGGTGTTGTTCCGGCTACTGGGTTGCACGCATAGTATTTACCCACTGCGGGACTTCTCCACCTACGCAGTAAAATATCAGGAAACCCGTTTCCGTCGCTATCGCAATATAAAGATTTTACAGAACCGCCCAGCTTTCGACTTTTGACCGAGGTCTTTTGTCTTCCGCTCTTTCGCTTAGCGGGCCGTAATATTTCCGAGGTTCTTACGGAAATATCATCACGCTTTTTTTGCTGGGCGTTTTTGTAGTTCACTGAATGACTAAATTGTGAGTTCCTAAACTGAAAAGTCTGGTGTAATCAGCGGCCGTATCAGATGATAAAGGTGGGATAAAAAAGAGATGGTTGATGTCCGCACTCACCCAAGAAATACCTGCAAAATTCTGTGTTTGAATAGGGGTAGGAGCGTCTAAAAAACCAAACGAGACCGTCCTGGGGTTGGATAAAGTGCCTGATATAATCGCAATGTCTGCGGGGGTATTGGGTGGCGGGGCGGCGGTAAACACACTGTCAGGATCTACTACATTTGTCCAATCTGTAGGGAAAACAGAAGATATTGTATACTCTGTACCGGTTGGTGTTATAAATAGATACGCACCATTATACGCATAAGCTATGATAACATCCGTATTTGGAGACGGGGACTGTATGCTCCACACTATATCAGCCGGGCCTGCCGACGGTACAAAAGATTTTATACTAGGAGTCCGACCGGCTTTTGTAACATCTCCGGTGTCCTTATCATAAGAAACGCCAAGGGATGACCCAAACTCTGGGAAAAACTCACCAAAAACACGCTCAACGGTTTCGTGGTTTTCCGCTTTTCGTATTTCTTTAGCCCTTAAGCTTTTAGGTGTAACAACTGACCCGTCTCGACGAGTCTTACCTTTGCTTGAATTACCGGGTTTACTGTGCTTATAGTTCATATAAATTATCCTTGATATTGATTCATGCCACTGGGATTACTATTACCCATACCAGCGGTAGCAGCGGCAACGCCATCGGTTGGTTCGGGAGACTCCCCTCCACCTTGTGCAGCATTGTCACCCAACATCTTTGCAATCTCTGCTTCAGTCTTCGGATCTGCCGGTGCTTCGGGAGGTAATAATTCATCGGTCTTTTCAAAGCCCATAGCATCCAGAATTCTCTTGAGCATAGGACGTATAAATGGACGCATCTCAGGCGGCGATTGGAAATATCGGTCCTGGGTCTGAAGCGCGAGGTTTGCTTTCTCTATCGCCCTTTGACCCTGGTCCTGCGACAAAATAACTCGGACATTGATACCGATATCACGGATGGCATCCGGGGTCATGACACCAAAGGCTCGAACATCACCCTCCATATACTCAAATACTTCTTCCTCATCCATGGTAGCCATGGATACTTGAACAAGCTTAGTAAGGTGCTGCTCAAATCCTCGAACAATACGACGCATCCAACGACGGCCGATTTTTGAGGCTTCTCGTAAAGTAGCTTCCACACCGGTTGCTGTATTAGCAGGGGCGAGTGCTTGATAATCGCCCTGTGCCATATTAGAGACACCAAGCCATAATTGAACAATGCCGAATACAAAATCTATGAGATCCTGAGTTCTAATATCTACATTCGGGATTGCCGCAAATTGAATGAATTCATCAATACTGCTCTGATCTTTTAACTCAAAAATCTTTCCTGCATGGAGCTCGACATCTTCTGGCTCATCTTCTACAGCCTGCGGGTTCACACCTACAATCGGGTTAGCTGCAAGCTCATTGCGGTAGCTTTGAGAATTAAACTGTTTGTCTACATACTCCTGAAAGGATCGGATTCGCTCTGGTAAACTGCGCCCGCACCAGTGATTTCTGTCTTTACCGATAGATACAGCAGTGTAAGGAACCTGGTTGTCGGGGGTGAGTTTAGCAACGAACTCGTAATATAAAGGTTTTTCAGTCTCGGGATCTATAAATACGCAAAACTCTTGCGGACTACCTGTGCCGAGAACATCGCGCTTCATCCAACACTCTAATACTTGAACGCTTGGGTTTTCGTCCGAATCAAAGTCTAGGTTTTCCCGCCTCTCCTCATTCTTCTCTATCGGGCTTCTTGGGTTTGCGTCCTTCTTTACAAGATTTACATAGTCCCCAAAACTCATCCAGTCACGCTCAAGAAACATTTCACGAGCCCATCTTAAATCCTTGTCGTACAATTCAACGATGATGTCTGCTTCATCCAATGACTCTGCATGGGATGGGCATAAGAAACGGTCAGAATCTATGACCTCCGACCTTGGACCTCGGTACTTGACCTGTTGAGTTGGGACACCTTGCGGAAGCGGTTGGAATTCGTGAATGCCCGGAATCATTTGGAATGAGGGGTCGGTCGAAAGTCGAAGCTCTGTGTCGCCGGTCATTGGGTTTATCTCTGGTATAAACTGAGCCTCTCCTTCAATGATGGGTCCTTCGCCGGGGATCTCTTCGAATTCCTGAGTTTCGTTATTAAACAATGCACTTCTTTCATAATCAAACCATGTCGAGATATCTTCCCGATAAGTAGATTTTAAAATTAGTGCGCGTTGTATAAATAGGTGGAGGTATGACTCTTCCAGGCGTTCTCTTGTATTTGCCTGGTCTTCAATCTTCCAATTAAAATATTTATCGTAGGCTTCAGCCATATCGATATCACCAGCACCCTGGGCATCGAATTTAAAATAGGGACTGGTTCCTGTAATCTCGTCCTCTGCCCGGGCCATGAAGTGATCAACCACAAGGGATGTCATAGGAACGGATAGGTTAGAGTGACTGAATATTCCGTCGTACCCTACCCGATCAGACCGGTCATTATGATATGTTTTCCACGATACTTTATCGTGCTCAATACGCTCGCGGTTATCCTCTTTAAGTTGCTCTACTCTTTCGAGTGCATACTTTACGAGCTTTTCCTCCTGCTTTTGATTAAGACGTAGATTGGTTTGCTTCATTTATGAGATTCCGAGCGACTGCGCTTTTTTGATGACCTTAACAAAAGTAGCATGCTCTTTCTGTTCTAGCTGTGCAATGCGTTGCAATTTTTCGTCTTGCGTTAAACTTTTTGAGCTTTCGATCTTTGCTTTATGAGTAGCGATCTTTTTCTTAAATGCATCGGCGTATTTAATATTTCCGGACAGTGCCAGTAGATCCCGCATATTTCTGTTGGCTTCTGCGAACTGTTTAGGTCCCGCTATTTTTGCAGCTTTTGTTGCACGAACTGCTATTTTATTCGCTTCCCGAACTTGGTAGTACAAATTCTTAACTCGTGAGCCGTGGGTGGATGACCTGTAGAACCGGTTCGCAATTGGCATTTTATTAGGATCAAAAGTCCCGTAGTCTTTCTCTTCAGAAAATGCAGGAAACACGAGACTCCCGAACATCATATTAATTATCTGCCCGGGACCTCCCGCATAGCCAAGAAGTAAGTGCTCCATTTGACTACCCGAGATATCAAACTTTAAGTCAGTCCCCTCAAGACCTTTAAGCGGTTGATTGCCAAACATGCCACCTACAGACCCTTTAACTTGGTCACTACCTCCAAGAAGACTGTTGAGACCTTCGGATAAAGCAGTCCAATGCTCTTGTGTTCTTTTCGGGTCCATCATATGAGCAGGCTTTACAGCTTCATACGGGCGGTCCTCATTTCTTATAGGCATGCCCATAAAGTTTTGATTCGCCCATAACTCAGCCATAGGTTTCCCGACTGTTGGGATCATAGCTGTCGCTAAAGTAGAGCCTCCTATTGGGTTAAAACCGTTAAGAGTAGCATTTAAGTTTCTAGTTAGGAAATCAACAGCCCCTGCACCACCTCTACCCATTACATATTTTGCAAAAACATCGCCGGCTGTTTGCCCGAGGGTCCAGAACATGTTGTATCCGAGAGGGAGAGGTACGCCAAAGTAACCAGTGTTTTTATCACGAGGATCGCCGATGATCGCCATAGTGTCGCGTCTGAATTCGGAGATCGTGTCATAATCAGGTAAAGGTTCGTCATCGTCATCATCCATTAACCTGTTAAAAATATTAAGTGCAAAAGACGCGCCTGCGATGCCTAGAATAAGCTTCTTCCTCTCTCGGGGGGTACGCTTTTTAAAGGTAGACATCATTCGATGCATTGAGTTCATAGAAGCACCGAAGAAGACGAATAAGGAGCCCATGGTCTGAGTTAGCTCGCCTTTTTGATTGAAGTCCACGGTTACATTTCTTGAAATTACTGCCGCCTGGTGAGTTGTAAAACCGGCTTCAACAGCGGAAGCAAAAGCAGACATCCTGATGGAGTTTTCTAGAGCTGTGTTAACGGTATCTAAATAGTTAACAAAAGAGCTCCATTTTTTCCGCATCCCTTTTCTAGACTTACCGGTGTCTTCTTTCATCTCGTCAATTAATTCAGGTATTGATTTATGCCTAAAATAACCAACCTTTGCCCCGGCTTGTTTTGCGAACTGGTAAACCTTGGCGTAGTCACCGTCCTTTATAAGTTTCTTGGCGTACTCTTCGGATGTTAACTCGCCTGGGTCGAGCTCTATAATTTCACCTTTGAAGTTTTTCCGCTCGGCCAATGTAATATGTTTAATAAAACCACCCAATCGCTTAGGGTTGAAAGCTGCTTTTACAAACTGTTTTTTCTCATCTTCGGTTAAATGTATAAACATAGTCCCCAAATCTCTGATAAAGTTGGGGATCATGAAAGCGGGGTTTTTGGATGTAAACATACTCGCCATAAACCGAGTTACGCTGTTGACCCCTTTAAGAAAGGTCGGCAGCGCCTCGTAGCGTAGATTTTTCACGGATCTTGCAACCCTACTACCCGCCATGTTATTTCTAAATTTTATATATTGAGGAACCCCGTTTTTACGGTAAACGAATACATGATTGTCGTTCTGAAACTCGGTGTTAATTTCTCGGGTTACCATTTTGAAACCCTCAACTTCTTCACCGTCTACAGTTATAGACTTTGTGCTTATTGTGTAGTCTTTCTTGGTCTGAATCGGGTTGAACTCTTTTTCGAAAATAGCGTCTTTGCCCTCGAACATTTCACGGGTCGATTCAATAACACTGGGATCCTTTTTTATGATTTCCTTGATTTGATCAGGGAGTTCGACCAAAGGTAGCCCGCTTACGTCTTTGCTATTGTGATAAGCTACGGCTCGGAATATTTCAAAAGCCGCACCGAACGAGTTGGATACTTCGTTTTTAGCCCCGCGTATTCCGCTTTGAAAGTATTGATCTTGCGAAACCGCGAATACCATCTCGGGGTTGGGTCCGAGGGTGTCTTCTTTCCTACCGAAAGCCCCTTTAAAAAGAAATTTATTTTTAGGCTGATCCCAAGCTCTTCCCGATGCACTGCTCGATTTACCTAAAACATCGTAAGCATCTTCTTTATCGTAAAGCTTTTGGGTTTCCTGCGCACCCTCAAAGCCCTGCATTGGGGCGTAAGAGTAATTATTCTCCTTACCGTTACGCATATACATGATTTTAGAACCACCATCCTTCTTCCAGTTAAAAGAGGAGCTGGCTTGAACCATAGCTGTGACCTCGTCAAGAGCTTCAGTTTTTTGGATAAGCTGAGAGGCTGATCGAATATCAAGAGACTCGCGGTTCATGTCGTAGAATTTCTGCAACGGCTCTCTTTCATCCTTTAAGAAATTCATAAAGGCTTCATCAGCCTCCATTTTCTGAACAACTTGGATTGCTACATCTGTTGAAATTCCGCTCAAAGAATCTCCGCGCTTTTCAAGCATTTCCTTGATTTCGTTTTTCGTGACTTCGTCTTTTGCGTCATTCATTAACTCTGCATAAAGACTTTTTAAATGGTTGTTTCTACTGGGTGCGACTCTTGCAATCAGATATTCACCGAACTGCTCGGTAGTAATTCCATGATCATTAAGAGCATCTCGAATAGGCTCAAAATATCTCAAATTAGCAGTTTTAATCTGCTCGTCAGTTTTTCCATAGTAGAGGTGCCACAGACCTCTGACATCTAAGGAGTCTAGTAATTTCTGATCCGTCACACCCATATCTTTAAGTGCATCACTTATGAACTTAGTGCCGGCCCTGGACTGATCAATGAATGAAGCTATCAAATCTCCAGACTTAAACATGTCTTTTTTCTTTTCCCAAAACTCTTTAAGCTGGTCTCTACCCTCGCCGTCAAAACCTACCTTATTTGCCATCTTAGTTAAAAGAAGAGAGCTTTGCGAATAATCGGTTGGAATACCTGATGATAGTGCGTAACTGGAGCCGAGGGCTTGCGTATTCGAGCCTAAAATCCTTGCTTTAAATTTTGGGTAGTTTGGGTGCTCTTTTATGCCTTTAGACCATTTGTAAACTAAGTAGTCTTTTTGCGGAGGCATAGGCATACCGAATGCGTCCCAGAGACGCTCGTCGGTTCGAAACTCTTTCAATACCTTATTTAAAGTAAGCTCTTTACCACCCTTCTTGAGCTCGAACAGTTTCCGCATCGTTTCAGTACCCTCAAGCTTCCGAGATACGGGATCGTTTTGTGTAGCGAAAGACTGAGGGATCAGATCTGTGTCTTTAAGCTGTTTTAAATCCTCATCGGATGCGGTCTCTTGCTCAAGTTGTACAGTCTTGGCCTGGTCCTTGTTTACTACAGAATCTGTTTCCTGGTTATCCATAGAACCTTCAGGAGCGTCACTCTTAATAAAGCTCTCAAAGGAGGATGTGTGAATCGTAGGATCCTGTTGCAAAACATTAGACGCATTCAACGAATTTTTGGAAGACTCTTCTTCATCAAACCCTCGACCAACGGCCAACATTACACGGCCTGCGTCATAGACTGCTTGAATCACAGGCTGAACCTGTTTAACCATAGCGTCCACATCAGGGTAACCATTTTTCCAGAGAGTGTTGGGTTCGGTAACTCGTCGAGATGTTTTACGAATAGCCCTTTTCCAAGGTGCTTGGTTTGAAGGTACTACCCCTGCTGGAATATCTTCCTGTGCTATGTAGTCAGCGTTGTTATAATTTACCTGATCACCTTTTTTATAAGAACTTTCTGACGACCACACTGGCGATAAATTTATTGTACGATCAATAGTTTCCGACTGATTTTTCCAACCACTCTTCTTTGGGTCCGGAGCAGGTACAAACTCAAAATCCTTTTCGATCTTTAATAACTTGTAGACCTCAAGCATGAAGTCATTCCATACATAGGGAAGAATACCTCCAGCAGGACCTCCGGGAAGCTGTTTAAAGTTTCCATCATCTACCTGAGAAGACGGAGTAAATTGTAACGATAAGAGAGCGTCTTTTAATCCAGCCTTACCCTTTTTTGTTCCTATATTATCCAGAAGATACCGAACAAATTGCGCAGGGCTAACAGAGTTTCCAGAGGATACACCAACTGTCCCCATAGAATCCTGAGCCACCATTACATTACGGATTTCGTTAATTAGCTCAGGCTTGTTCTTGATGAAATCTTCGCGGGCAATCTTTTCGGTCTCCTCATCAATTACATGACCGTTTGCCTTTTTCCATAGACCTTTGACTCTTTTGACTTTCAGCTTTTTACCATCGGCCCTTGTTATTTCAAATACAGCGATGTCCTGATACTTTTCATCCTGCATCACTTCAAAGGACTTCTTTACAATTGCTTCGTCTAGGCGTCTTTCTAAATCTCTCGCCAGGTCTGGGTTAGCCTGCTCAGAGCCAGAACCTGTGCCGAAGGTCACACGCTCCGGATCAAACTTATCAGCTCTTCCCTTTGCGAAAAGAGACAGTACATCAACACCTTCGTCCGCACTACCACGAGCAAATGCACCATGCCCATTACCGGATTTTATAGTACTGGTTGCTTTCTCTCCTTGGGCAAAGAATTCATACTCATCAGGAGAGGTGACGCTTGCGCCCCACTCTTTTGCCGCCTGCACTGTTTCTTCTGCGGTCTTCGCTTCGTATTGTTCTTCGTAAGCTTTTTGGGATTCGTTTTGGAGTTTTTCAAATTCTTCCTTAGCCTTGGCTATATCTTCCTCGGTTATACTTTCGTCCTTCTTCAGCTCTCTTACTACAGAGTATAGGTTGTTACGAAAGGCCGCTTTTTTTGCCGGGTCTAATTTATTCCAGGCTTCTACACTAGAGGACCAGGCTGGATCTTTTGAAAGGGTTTTCTTTTTAGTACGACCGACTCCAGGGCCTTGATCTGAGGCAATATCCTCTGCCCATATACCAATAATCTTTTTAACAGCTTCCGCTTTTTCCTGATAAAAGAAATATTCCGTCAGGCTCTGGCTCCACTGCTTTCCGCCATGTAACTGCGGGAAGAAGCCACCAGTCTCTTCACCTTGGAAAGACCCGAGCTCATCGTAGTCAAAGAACAATGCTTTTAACTGCTGCCTTAATCGAGCAACACTACGCTCCGCTCCTGCTCTCTGCTCGGAACCTTCTTCCATATCCTTAATGAGTTTTTCATACTCCTCGATATCCTTGGTCATCTCATGAGCTCTTCGCTCAATAAGTTGGTGGTATCTTTGTTGCTTGGATCCGCGAATATCACGGTCGTCAAGGATTTCGAGAGATCTGCCAGTAGCTAACTCATATACAGTCATCTCGGGGAGAGTCAGACGGCTAAGCTCACCGCTGGTAATATTTCGGTTATTTATACCGTCTGATTTATCCTGCTCCTTTAATCGAAATAACATCATGGCTGCCACGGAGGTGCCATTTTCAGACTGCATGAATATACGGTCTCCTTCTTTATACCTACGACCCCCTATTGTTTCAGGAAGTGCCGCGGATGCACGAACAGCGTCCAACATTTCGGTATACTCCTTGACTGTTTTATTACCGAACCAATCGAGCGTAGCGGTCATTTTACGACCTTTTTCAAAAGGATTAAAGCTTTGGTCTATGCCTGAGCCGAGAGAGGTTGGGTCTTTTTGGAGTTGAGCAAGTATTTTGTCTCGCTCTTCTTGCATATCGGTGAAAATTTGAACTTCTTCGGGTGTTGTTTTAACCCCTTGCGTATACTTTTTTACTATATCTTTAAGGCGTTCGTTACTTACTTTCCCGGTCTTTGTAAAGGAGTTCCACTCTTCTTCGGAGATTGGATCCATGAATTTTGGATCCTGCTGCTCGGATTGGGACTCAACAAAGGAATCTAACGCATTTAAAGATTCTTCTAATAGTGTACGACCGTTGGGATCAAATTTAAGTATCTTTGAAAGAAGATCTAGTATTTCAGTAAACAAGGATTCTTTAACCGGTGTGTCGGTTTCTATCTTAGATAAAAACTTTTGCAGTTCTTTATCCGTATAAAGCATAGCTAGGAACTCATCAAACTGAGTTAAGTAAAAAGGAACTTGTTTTTCCGAAATAGAATTACCGTAAGAATCTTTGTTTGGCCGAATCGTTTTGTCACTCTGCCAACCCTTTCTAGCTTTCTTCCACGCTCCATATAAACGCTGCATGTTTTCATTTGAAAATACAGGAGTCCGTTTTTCTTTGGTGTAGTTGGTGGACTCTACTACTGTTATTGCATGCATCATTTCGTGCAAGATAGTCAGACCCGTTCCACCGGGATACACTACTACACCCCCAGGATCGGCATTCTTCTCTTTATTATAGAAGTAAGCTCCTCGGTCAATTTGATCGGACACTTCATTGATAGCACCAACTCTTACCTTTTTAAGGATGCCCGCTTTTTTTAAACGTGCGGCTAACGCCTTTTCTAACTCCGTTCCGTTGCTTATTAAAATGTCTAAAGCTTCATCGCTTGAGATCCCGCCTTTTGCTGTCTGCTTAAGACCATTATAATTAGACACCTCTGTTCTGGATTTTATAAGTGCCTTAGCTTTGAGTATAGATATTGGATCCGCATTCTCCGTCGGTACCCCTTTTAACTCTTTACCAATTTCTTTAGCGGTCTTACCAAACTTTTCCAGGACGAGTGCGTCTAGATCGGTTTTAATAATGTTTAATGCTCGGTTGTCTGCACCGTATAAAACGGCGCGGCCGTTTACATCAACCTCAAGACGGACCTGATCTCCGTTCCTCTCAAAAGTTTTTTCGGAGATAGATATAGGGTCAATCATTGGGCCCGGATCGACTTCTACATTCGCCTCGGCCTTCGGCTTTTGGCCCTCGGCCTTTGTCTCTGGCTCTGGGCTGTTTAGTCTCCAGTTTGTGTATTTGAAAAGATATGCCTGAGAATCAGAGAGTCCCTTTACAGTAACCCACTTTTTTGCACCAGGCTTACCTACCTGCATCCATATAGGGGTTTCTCTGTCCAAGCTAGCAAGTTGTCCCAGTGTATACCTCTCAAAATTTTCTTTTTGAAAACCTTTGTTTTCTTCTGTTGGTGCGCTCCCGGGGCCTACATATTTGTGATATATAAAATGCGGGGTGTCCATCCAATCAATTGTTGCTTTCTCGGGCTCGATTGCATCGCGATATTCGCGGAGCATGGTAAGCTTCTTATTGATCTCGCTGATCTCAGCATCAATCGCTTTGGTATCGGCTTTGGCCTTTGGCTTTGGAGCTTCGGTCTTTGGAGCTTTGGCCTTTGGAGCTGCTTTCTTTGCGGGGGCTCCGTCAGATTTATTCTGTTTATACTGAATGAATTTAGGGTTGAGCCCCTTTTCTTTAGTCGCTGCTTCTTTAGCTTGGGCGTACTGTCTAGATAAATAACTGTGGGTTTTAGCGTTGTACTGCTGAATGAAGTCTCCCTCTTTCTTCTTTTTTGATCCTTTTGCACTTCGAACTGCTTCTTTCTTAGGGCCAAACTTGCTGCCGTCCCACTCACGATACTGAATTTTATCACCGACTCGATTTACAACGACTACGATCTTGTGTGTGTATTTATAATTCTTCGACTGAGCGGAGCCCAAAGCTTTTACTTTCTCATCAAATACTTTTTGGGTGATACCTCCGTTTAATCTCTGCTTTTCGAGATTTAAGAACTCTTTTCGGGTTTCAAGCTCAGCGATACGTGTGTCGATGGAGCCGACCGCAAAAGCGACCTGTCCCTCGTATTTTGCAAATGCTTCGGCAACACGCTGGCCGTCCGGTGCTTTACCGCTGGTCACATCTGCTAAGTCGAAGGCTGCAAGTGCACTGGAGAAGATAGCGCTATCCATCAGGCCGTTAAGGCCCATCATCTCGGCTATGATCTGAGCGTGAGAGATATCGCTTTCAGACACCTCTCTTTTGCTGTCTTTGTTTTGCTGCTTGAGCTCTTCAAATAGCTTTTCCTTAATCTTGATCGACTCCTTATTAAAAGCTTCTTGGTCCATAACCAGCTTTTTAAGGTCTGCTACTTTTTTACTTACATCTTTAAGGTTTTTTAACTCTTGCGTAAAAAACTCTTTTTGAGCTTTCTCCGCCTCGGCCTTTGTGTTGAATAATCGAGGTGCTCGGGGTTTTCGGGTTCCTGGCTGTCTTATTATAAGTTCAAACTTGTCGCCCTTCTCCTTAATTTCCGCACCCGGCATAAGATACTGAATCGGGATGACCCGGGATTCAAGTTGATCTTGTGCTCTATCGACGTCTTTCTCAATCTTTGCAACCTTACGAGTCTTAGTTGCTTTTACTTCATTGGTTAGTTTTTCCTTTTCAGAAAGGTCAACCTTTGGAGTTACTTCGGACTCAACTGCTTTTTCGACAGGTTTAACTCTACCTCTCTCGTCAAGAATCGGTTTGGGTTTTTCTTTAGAGCCTTCTTTAGGTTTTGTCTCTTCAACTTCGATGAGCTGTTTAACTCCCTCTTGAGCATCTGCTCCTTTAAGACCTTCATATACCTCGGCGGTTGCAACGGCGTCTTCGGCGGCAACTCGGCCTTCAGCAATAGGAGTTGCCATTTCTTCAAGCTCAAGCTTTGTATATGCGGACATATCTGTAGGCAGAATCTTTTTGTCGAGCATCTTATTAACTGCTTCTGCTACCTGCTTTGCTCGGGCTTTACCTTCTGTTTGCGCGACTCTCTTCACTTTACGCATCAAAAAGTTTAAAGCTTCGTCATCACCCATTTGTTGAAGCGGCGTTTCTTTATTGAGAAACAACTTCGCCATTCCCGGGCGTTCATCATAGCACTCACCAAATCGGGGTGTGTTTTGCTTGCTGTACCCGTTGGCACTGTAACCCATGCTCTGAAGTATTTTTTGGTTAAGCCTAAACTGCTGCTCTTTTGTACCACCTGTTGTCTTACCACCCATGAATTTCTCCATCGAAGGGTGTAGTACTTTGGTTAAGAAATTTTGGTACTCGGTTTTAACGGACGAATCTATATTCCTACCAGCAAGAAGACTGGCCCATTGATAAGAAAACCACTCTTCGGCCCTAATCTCTGGAGTCATCCTTTTATTGTTCCAAGCTTTATCAACCTGTGCTTTTTGTGCTTCGTCAAGCTGGCTATATTTTTGCTCTGGTATTTTTAATGTGTACTGAGTAAATGCGTCTTTCTGAGCATCTATACCAATACCTTCATACAGGCTCATAAGCTCTTCTTTACTTAACATGAGCTTTCGAGCTAAGTGACCAGACTCATGAAGAAATACACCGAGAGGGTCTTTGCCTATTTTATTACGGTTTAAGTAAATTGCATATGTGCCTGTATCTACATCCTCATGGAAGGACCCTTCCATCTCTTTGTCAGAAAAAGGCGTCCTGTCAGCTACAACAATCTTTAAGTCTGTCATAGCTTCTGGGTTTAGTTCGTAAAGACGAGCCATTAAATCAGTTAGTACATTGCTGGCGTTTTCTTGTTCTTGTGCGGTTTCGAAGTTTCCTTCGCTTACTACATGAGACGCGGCTGATTGAGCGTTGTTAAAAGAGTTAAACTTATTTCTAAAGCCTGCGAGATTTACGATACCAGTCTTCCCTGTTTCTGTATTCTCCACATTCTCATAATCAAATGGCGTACTAGTCAGATCTAGATTGCGGGTAGAGGCTACTTGATAACCGCCTCCAAGAAGACCCGGCCCCAATCCTATAATACCTTCTGCTACAATAGCGTTATGATCCCAAGCCTCTCCTGGTTCTTTACTCCAAGCTTGTCCAAGAAACTCACCACCCATACCAAGTGCCGCGTCAGTGCCAACTTCAAGCGCCGCGTTACCCGCTCTTTGGAAAGCGGTGAATTTTGGGTAAGTCTGCTTTGATCGTTTCCACGCAGCCCCGTCGATTAACTTCCCGCCTTTTATCGCGTTACCCCCATGATGCAAAGCAGCAGCAACGCGGCTCCCCATTAAACCCGAAACAGAGTCTAATAACGCAATAGGAAGACCTTTTTTTAAAGCCTTCTCTTTAATCGCGTCCCTGGTTATCTCATTATTCCAGGCCGCGGCAAAAACCTTTGGGTTTTTATAATCGATATTAAGCTCCTGCATGCCTTCTAAAATCATGCCGGAATATTCAAGGACGAAAGATGCTACACCCCAGTTAGCTCTAGCGGCTAAACTAGCACCTGATATAGCCCCACCGGTAACAGTGACCGGAGCTAAAGGCCCGCCTGCTAGACCGGCCGCTCCACCTACTGCCGCTGCTCCTGGGATAGTTTTAAAACCGGTTCTTACATAAGCGGGTAAAAAGGATGAAAGGGATTCTACGAATAACTCAGGTATCGCTTCTGTATTATCAAAAAGTAGATTGCTTACAGAATCCCAAAAACCTTTGGATTTATACTGCTGAAACTTTTTAGCTGCTGAGCTTGTAGGTATCTCACCTAGCTCTTCCGATATCTCAATAAACTTCTCAAAATCTGATTGGTCGGCTGCGTTTGTGAAAAAATCGTATGAGTACTCACTCATCTCGTTCATTTTCAAGCCGCGGCGAAATGCATTTGCGATGCTTTCGGACATCCGGGAAAAGAATCCTTTTTTCTCAGTCTGCTCGACAATCTCATCGGTCAAGCCAAACTCCGCGGCAAGCTGTATAGATTTATCAAAAGCTGCTTTAGAGCTTTCCATAGCTGATTTATCGGATTCTTTTTTGCCGTTAGTAAGCCAATTTATTTGAGCGTCTTCGTAATTACTGTAACTACCGCGGACGGCCTGCATAATCTTAGCTACATTTAAGGACTCTTCACCACCCAGCTCATTTAATGCCTGCCCAATAGGCACACCTTTGTATTCTTTGATCCCCATCTTCTGCATCTCTTCTATATCGAGAAGATCTACATCTTTTCGGGATAGCCCTACAGGGCGGCCATCTAGCAAACCACTTTGAGAAAATAATATACCACGGTCTCTAAGCTGGCGTTCTTGTGCCACAGTCTGACGACGACTCATAAAGCCGTCTATATCACCGCGCATCGCGGCTTCTAATCTTTTCTGCTGTCTCTGAGTATTACTTTTTACGAAACCTGGTGTCTTTGCTCGCGGATCTGTTTTTTCAAGATTTATGATCTCCCCGGTATTGATATCAGCGATAGGGTCTTCGAACTCAAAGCCGCTTAATAACTTATCTGTAGCTCTTTTGCTTTTCGGTTTTGCGGACCTAGCTTTTAATCTCTGGTCCAATTGCTCACGCATTGGAATAGGTATACTAGTCAAACCTTCGAACAACTTATACTCTTCCTGCTTGGCTTGATCGGCTACTGCCCTCCTTCTTTCTTTTTCGGTTTTTAACCGTAAAAACTGATCTCGAATACCGTTAGGCTGATTCCACCCGACATACTTACCTAGTCTAGCCTTAGCTAGCTTTTTAGATTCAGACTCACCGCCAAAAAACCCGTCCTCTTCCTGACTAGCTTTAAGATCATTCTGGTAAAGTGCATCTAAACTTGAGGCATACTCGTCGTCGCTTTCGAACTCACCGAACTCGTCAAACTGCTTATAAAACGGTAAGAATTTATTTTCTTTGAAGTCGTCGTATAATTTTTCGTAATGCTTTGCCGATCTTTCGTTTTCTCTAGCAAACTGGCTAATCTGACCGTGATACTTTTTGGTTTGGTCATAAACATCGAGACCCTCATCAAAAGGGTCTTGATAATTTGATTGAGGGGCTTCCTCTATTTCAGGTTGTACATATTGAGGTTGAACGACTGAGCTCTGCTTTCGCTGTATCTGCCCACCGAAGGGTTGATATTGCCTTTGTACAGGCTTGCTTAAGAACTGCTCAAAACCAGAACCTTTACCTTCAGGGCTGTAGTCGTTCGCTCCTAAATCAACTTGATCGTCAATCGACATGGCTGATTTGGGTTATCCTAGTTGGTCTAACAAAGACTGAGCTCTATTAAGCCGGCCAGAGGCCCGATCAATAAGAGGCTCGATACCACCATCGTCAAGTGCATCCATACCTCTTTTTTTCCTAAACCGGTTTAACTCTTCTATTTTTTTATTTTGAGGTAAGCTCTGATAAGCTTTCATACCTTGGTCTGCTAAAGGGGTTTCTGTAGGCCCGTCTGGTATATACCTATTTAGACCTCTTTCCTGTGCCTGACTGCTTAAATGATTTTGTCGTGTCTCAAAAAGCTGGTTGTCTAAATACGCACCTCTTATACCACCGTGTTTTTGAATCTCGCTGGGGGAAAAAGTCCTGTCTCCGTTGCGGTGATATTGAAAAGGGTTGTAAGCTTTGCCGCGATTAGCTTTCGCTGCTCCATAGTTCCTATAACCTATAAGTTTAGGTCTTCCGTTTTCAGTCCCGTAAACCGGCATAAGTCTGTCAAAATCTGTGTCTTTTGATTCTGGATTAGCCTGCTCGGGTGCTGGAGCTGGAGCTGGTGCTGGTGCTGGAGCGGCGGGCTCGCCATATAAATCAAACGGGTTTACCGGTTCTGGTTCTGGTGCTGGTGCCGGTGCCGGTACGGTGGGCCTTCCGCGATTAAACTCTAATATAGGATCCCCGTCTTCTAAAACCCGTTGTAGTTTGTTTTTAGGTCTTTCTTCAGTCAGCCTTTTTTCTACTGGAGATCTGCTATCGAAAACACCGTTTTTATAATATTTAGTATTTCCACCCTGATTAAACTTAAAAAGAGGCTCGTCCCCGTCCAAAATTCGCTGAAGCTTATTTCTATCGTCTCTTTTCTGTTGGGGGGCTGGGCCCAAACTGCCGTCGGCTATACCTGCTTCGATCATGTCGGATTCTGAATCATATTCTGGTGGTAAGAACCCACCTGATTCGCCTTGTTCTGGGACAATTATATTGCTTTCAACCGCCTCTTTTTTCGGACCGTAAAACTCAACATACCGCTTACGCATTTCACGCTTTTCATTTTCTGGCAGTTCTGACCACCTTCGGCCATCGGCACGTCCTGTGGGGCTGTACTTCTCCCACATCTCAGCTAATACATTTTCTTGATGAGCCCGGGACGCATCCATACGGTCCTGCTTTTTTTGCGCCGCTATCTCATTTTGTGTGCGGCGAATAGCTTCGGATCGTTCAAGTTTAGTTAACTGATCATCCTCTCCGAAAACACGCTGAGTTGTTGCTGCGGTGGATTTTGCTGCGGCTGCGCTTCCTCCAGGATTGGGATTGGGATTATCCAGTGTTTGAGTCGCGGCGGGAGCGGGAGCGGGAGCGGGAGCGGGAGCTGCTTCTGCTTTCTGCTCTTCTGTACGGTAGTCTGGTTTAAACACTTTACCCTTATTTCGATACTCTTCTTCTGAAAAAACATCTTTCGGTGCTTCGCTAGCTTCTTTCGATCCTTCAAGACCGTAATCTGCCGAAGCCATTTTTTCAAGGTCTCGCAGACTTGGTTTAGCTCCTGGAAATATTGTATCTGGAATCTTGTATGTTGGGTAAAAAGAGGAGTCTATATTGTCTCCTAAAAACCTTTGCGTAGAATTTATCAAACTCTCAGCAAAACCTGGGGTGTAATCTACCGCCCCACCCTCCGGTATAGTGCCGGGAAAAAGATCATACACGGATGCGACCCCCTGTTCTTCGGCGTACTCGGCTAAAGCTTTACGAGCTACCTCGGGATTTTCTTTTAACCAGCGAGATGCTATAAATGCATCCATTTTACCATCGCGTAGAACTTTTTCGTAATCCATAGCAGAAGAGTAGATATACAGAATTACGGTCTCAACCGCTTGTGATTCTTCTTAAGCGATGAAAGAGGTACCCGCATGAAGCCATCCGGGCATAAAAGGCTCGGATTTTTATGAAGCATGCGGTTTGTAATCTTCTTCTTCTTTGGAAGCTGGTACTTGCTAGCCTGGTCGATATTGTAAATAGCGATAGCCGCGGCCAATACATGGTCGTCGTGATGGCCCGGGGCCGCTTCCGGCTTACCGCGATCATTAATGATAAAGGTTTTGAGCTCTTTTAATACATCAATATCAGGGATATCAAAATTCTCATCAATCAGCTCAGCCGCCATGTGATCAATAATGGTCTTTCGGGTAATCTTATCAGTAGACCAACCAAAACTTTTTTCAACCATACCCATTGAATCATTATATTTTCGACGGCGATACACGCTTAAACCCATTTCCAGCAAATACTTTAATAACGCCAACCCGGAATTGTTTACCTCAGGAACTACAAAGGCATTACCATACCACCGGGCCGCTCCCTCAACTTCGTGCGCCAATATCCCGATATCTAAACGGCTGTGATGCAGAGCGACCAAGCGGGGAACATGCCAGTCACCATGCCAATCCTCAAACGGTGCTTTCCATACTTGCACAGAGTGAAAGTCTGGATCCGCCGCAAGACCCTGCATTTGTTGGTCTTCTCCGGTACAGGTGTCTACAGATATAATATAACGGGAGTCATACTCTGGTTCTTCGTATACTTTCCACATACCACCCTTGTCAGGTGTAAAACTGCCCGATTTTCCGTCATTCTGAACGCTCATGGTACCAGTTTTAAACTTTATGTTTTCCGCAGCCTTCATCATGTTTTCTATATTCGCTACATGAAAACGAGGACGGGAACTCATTAAGAAACATTCGTCGGGATCACTTGGATACTCCTGGCGAAATTTGCTAATATCACCATTGCATTTGTCCTGAAGTACACGCCTTCTCCAATTGAGTTGTTCGTAATTTACATCAAAACGCTCCATTTCAGACTTCTCGTCCTCTGTCATCGTGTCGATAAAGTCCTGTTTCATCGACTCGTTCTCAAAAGGTATAACGGAATCATCAAATTCATACCATGCCGCAAAAATCTTAGCCCATTCATTGTCCTGCACCCAGGTACGATAGAACCAGCCGTTTGGACCGTTCGGGGTAGAGTCAGCAACAACAAGGGATATATTATCGCCGTCATATAATGATTGGAGATATCCCAATGCCGGGTCCCGCTCACCTTGCATAGGCCAGAAGGCAACCTCCGTCATATTCCCGACCTGAATGGTACCGGATCGACCAGCGTTTTTGGAACCCGCGGTTTCCTTTCCGTAATTACTGCGGCTTTTTAATTTGATCAAATCCGCAAGGCTACCGCCCTCGGCCAATGACCCCCCGCTTTCGTCCCAGGGAAATAGGTCGTATTCCGCATATCGACGGTATATCTCGAAAACCTTATCACTTGTTCCACTGATATCACCCATGAGGCTCCCGCTAAGGTTTTCATGCTTGCGCATATGGTGATATGTCAAAGCCTGAGCACAGGTACTCGCACCCTTTTGCCGAGGTTTCTATATGATCATCTTGCACGGCTTATCCTCGATCTGGCACTTTCGATAATGCGCGAACATTCGCTTCTGCAAAGTATTCGGCACGGGTTTTATGTCCCTGCCCCGCTTGTCCTTAATTACACCAAAGGTGCTAAACCACACCTCGGGATCAATACGGATTAAGTCTTGAAGTTGATCGGAGCTTTGCATTAGCACTTCCAGCGACGGCGGGCTGCTTTGCCCCTCTCGCCAGTCCAGCTTTTACTTCTTGCGCAAAATGCTTTGCGTCGCTTAGCAGCCTTGCTTCCAGGTTTAACCTTGCCGGTGACAGCGGTCTTGAGCTTAGAGCCGGGATTAGCACGACGATATGCAGCGACACCTTTTTTGGTCATACCAGCACCAGCTTTGACAGTCCTGTAATTAGCTCCTTTACCCTTAGTCGTCTTCCGTATGGGTTTACTAGGCTTTCTTTTTGTAGGCATTATTTCTTACCTTTCTTTCGGATTGATGATGTTCGTTTCCCCATACCGACACGCTTTTTTTCAGCGACGACAGCTTTCTTTCGTTTGCCGACGCCTTTCCAGGTGACGGGGGTCTTAGATGAAACTTTTTTGCTCGGACGGCACTTCTTGACACCCTTGTTTTTTGAGGAGCCGCACGGGTTCCCTTTTTCGTCCTTCCATTTTTCTTTGAACCAACGCTTTAGTGCTGCGCCCTTTGCTGTCTTCCTAACCGCCATCTTTACTTTTTCCTTCCAGCACCTTTCTTTCGGCACTTAGCGATAGCCCCGCTTGCATAGGCACTGGGGAATACCTTGTAGCTCGCTTTTACCTTTTGATAACAAGCGTCTTTCTTTGTCTTTGTGGAACTAGACTTTTTTGCGGGTTTCTTTTTTCTTGCTGGCATGGTTTAACTTGTTTGCGATTATTCGACGGATCCGGAGCTGATTGTCCGAATTTATAAATTTTATAGTCTCCAGGCTGTGCATTATAATCCGTATTGGTATGCGTGTTCTAAATTTCTACGCTCTTCTTTGCCCATTCCATAAAAGGGGTCGGTTTTGGCTTTTTGTAGCTCTGGGCCTTCCATGAACATATCAATAAGACCACCCCCAATACCTCTGATCATTGGCATTCTGCCAGTCACCATTCCTGGTTTAGTCATCATTTCAGTGGACCCCGCGGGGAAATGCCCTACGATTCTTTTTGGGTTTATACTACCTGAGGGAATCCTTTTTGGGCGAAGATTACCTGACAATTCTGAAAACCCTCCTGTCGAAGGTTTAACATTACTCTTAATAAAGTCTGGACCTGGTTTGTAGAACATATCCTTTGGCCCTTTATAGATAACCGTTGGACTTTTACTTGATGTAGATCTAGTGCCTTGTGGTAAAACTGTAGTTTTTTTATGAGCGGCTTGTCGAGCATTTCGGCCAGCGTTTTCGTATGCTACTGAATCGGCACCTATACGCTGCATTAGCTTTTGATTATCTCCGTAGCCCCCAAGCTGACTTTGAGATACTGAATTGTTCCAGGCTGTGGGCCTAAACCATTTGTTTTTCGCCCCCTGTATTTTAACATTTAAACCGCTATTGTATACATTATCGAGAGTACCTGGAGCCACTTTAGATCCCCGAAAACCCAAATCATGGGAGTAATAATTGCCTGGAGTCATCTTGCCGTAGTCAAAGGGCACATACTTAGGTGCCGGTACCGGAGCTCCTGGGCTGATGGCTGGCATCCAAGGTTCTATTTCGTATGATTCACTCATTTCTTGCCATTACTCCTCTTCCTCTTCCACTTCGAAGTCAGCTTCGAATTCTACATCCGTGCTGCAAAAGCGATCGGTTACAGCTAGTGCAATCTCCGCCATTTCATGGTCCTCTAAGTCAGACTCCTCCCACCACCGGACAAATACCGAGGCTAATTCTCGTTCGAACTTTTGCGCTGGTCCAAGGTCTTTGGTCATAATGATCCGCCTTTCATGTTTGCGGCGGGGGTTACACCGGTTCCTGGTTTAGTGCTATAGAAAATGTGGTCTTTATACTGCCCAAGCTTTCTCATTTTTGGGCTTTTGGACCATGACGGAGATACTTTATCAGTATGGTAGTGATCTGCGTCCTTAAATTTATTCAAATGCTCTGGTAAGTCCTCTTCCGCAATTTCGTAAGCTTGTAAAAACTCAGAATCGTTGGAATCTAAATTCAAAGACTCCATATATGATCGGTTAGGGTCGTCTTTATTCCATGCGCTGAACTGTTTGGGCTGCCGGGTGACTTCTTCTACAGTACCAGGCCATTTTTTGTCGGCCGCCCTGTTTTTTATGGTCTGCATAATCAGACGCATACCGTCTAAACCCTGGTTTCTACCCTCGCCTGCCGCAGTTCTACTAAGCTCTAGCCGTTCTGCATCCACCAAGCTGTCTAAAGTCTGGGTTTCTAGCGGATTTACATCGTCTTCGTTGTAAACATCGACAACTCGACGAGGTTTAGAGCTTACGAAATACTCTTCGAGCCGTTTATCCATCGTTTTCGATCTCTATCGGGGCTTCCTTCACCGATTCTGCGTAAACATCGACAATTTCATTCAAATCCATACCCGAAGTGCGGAATCTAGCCATAATATCGGCTGGGGATGCCGCTTTTGAAGCTTCGTTATTGACCGTAATCTCTGCTCTTGTGGCCGGTTTACCGAATCCGTACTCTAACATGAGTTTTGCGGCTGCGATACGAACGGTGTGGCAGGGAGTTTCGGCATATTCAACACCTCTTTCCCCGTCTGAGCGGTTTCTACGAACGGTTTGATTAGCTTTTAGCCCTTCTCGAAGCGCATTCATAGCCATTTCAAAATCATCATCGTGGATGAATTTATGAACATCTTCTCTTAATCGTGTGATTTGTTTATTACCCATGTCGTAAAGGAGTCCTCATTGATATACAGAGTACAATTTAGGTACCCCCCTTACCACCGGTTGGGGAGTGTCGGAAAACAACTGGGGCGTAGGTTTATATGCTCGATATAACAGGCAGATCTTCCATTTTAACCGCTTGGAACCTTTATTTAGACAACCGCTCTGCTTTTTGCCTGATATATCACGCCCTCCAAGGATCCTTTTTTATTTCTGTGATTGATAGGCGATTGCGAGTGGTAGTGATAGTGGTACCCGGGCGGAGGTGGGGGGGTAGCCCCACCATAGAGCGGGAGCCAATGTCAGTAGCGGTCACAATCGCAAGGTAGTTACAAAGCAGTTGCATCTTGATGCGGCTGTTGCGGTAACTAGCTAAGAGTCAAAGACTTACGGGCGGTGACATACTAGATTCGGAATCTTGTGACTGATCAGGAGATTAAGCGGGCCGAAATGGAACATTTCGCGTCCCTTGATCCCTGAGAAGCATCAGATCGAATTTTGTCTGGCAGTGGCCTTAAGTCAACGGTTTGACTCGGAGCAAAAAAAGGGCCACAGGCGCAAGCCTGTGACCCTGGGATGATCAACTTGTTGATTATCTTTTTGTGATTTTGGAAAGATTGGCGTAGCCATTCTTTTCAATGAAGGAGGCGATGAAGGCGTCTCCTTCTGCTAAGCCGGCTTTTGTAAGCTTGTCGTCAAAAGCTCTGCTTAGTTTAGTTCCATTCTTCGTCTCGACGGAGATGGAATGGGCGGGGACGCTGACACTTGTGTCAGCTTCGCCGACTATACCGTAGTGTACACATGGATCGTTGAGGTCGGAGACTGAGAGGATCGATGTGGTAACGGAGTTGATTGAATC